CCCACGCCTTACGGGTAAGAAGGTGATCCTGCTCTTCAACAAAGCCGACCTGGTCGCAGACAGTGAGAAATCTGCCGCGCTTGATCTCTTCCCCCACCTGGATGCGAACCGCCTCTTTATCTCAGCGAAGAAAGGAGAGAACACCGAACAACTGCAACAGCTGCTGGTAGAGGCAGCTGCCATGCCTGAGATCGCGGAGGAGGATGTGATCGTGACCAATCTTCGCCACCTGGAGGCACTCAACCGTGCCCACGACTCAATTCTCCGCGTGCAGGAGGGACTGGCCATCGGTATTACCAGCGATTTCCTCTCGCAGGACATCCGCGAATGCATGTTCCACCTGGGTGAGATCACCGGCCAGATCTCAACCGACGAGATCCTGGGAAACATTTTCAGCAGGTTCTGCATCGGAAAGTAAACCCGTTTTTTTCCAAAGAAAGAAACAGCAAAGTAACATCCAAATAACAGAAAAGAATCCTTTAAGGATAAAGGTTTTAGGAATGTTTAAAATATTCCTAAAATATCTACTTTGTTTCTTTTGATATTCCTTTTTTTGTCATATATTTGTTGCCAGTCTGTTACTCGAAGCTCTATAAGTAACAGAAATAACAAAAACGGGTAACATTATGAGTACTAAAAAGAATGGGAAAAAGGAATCAGTAACACTCAGGGAGAAGAAGCTGGCGAATGGGAATATCAGTCTTTATTTGGATGTTTACCGGGATGGGAAGCGAAGCTATGAGTTTCTGAAGCTTTATATAACAAAAGCATCTAATCCACTTGAGAGAGAAGTAAACAGGCAGACACGTGCGACAGCCCAGGCCATTAAAGCCAAACGACAAATTGAACTTCAGAATAATGAATATGGGTTTAATAGCCAATTCAAGTTAGATGCTCCTTTCCTGGAATATTACAGGAAAATGTGTGATGATAGAGCCAAAAACCAGGAAAGTAGATCCAATTATCAGAATTGGTTTAGCTGCTTAAAACATCTCGAAAGATACTGTTCAGAAGATACCACCTTCAGAGACATTACACCGGAATGGATTGAGGGCTTTAAATCATTTCTCAATACCACCGGAAAAGACTTGCATAAATCGAAATATGATGATGGTAAGCTCGTAAAGCCGTTATCCCAAAATTCAAAAGTTTCTTATTTCAATAAGTTGAGGGCTGCAATTAATCAAGCTTTCGACGATAGGATCATTCCAATAAACCCATTAAGAGGGGTAGAGGGGTTCAAGCAAGAAGAGACAGAGCGTGTTTATTTGACCTTTGAAGAGGTGAAAGAGCTTTCAAAAACACCCTGCAGAAATGCAGTGTTGAAAAAAGCTTTTCTGTTCAGCTGCTTGACTGGTTTAAGAAAAAGCGATATCGAGCGGTTGAAATGGGGTAATGTAGAGAATTTCGGGGACTATGTAAGAATCAACTTCAAACAGAAAAAAACAGGTGGCCGGCAGTACCTTGATTTAAGTGATCAGGCTGTTCCATTTATGGGTGAACGTGGTCACGATGATGAACTTGTTTTCTCCGGATTCAAATACTCAGCTTATTTGTTGGTAGAACTCTCAAAATGGTGTATGCAAGCCGGGATAAAGAAAGATGTAACATTTCATACAGGTAGACATACATTTGCAGTTTTAATGATAACTGAGGGGGTGGATCTTTATACCGTTTCAAAGCTTTTAGGACATAAAGAGATATCCACTACTCAAATTTATGCAAAGGTGGTTGATAAAAAGAAGCAGGATGCAGTTAACCGGATTCCGAGCCTGAGTGATGATATAACTGAACCGGTTAAAGATGCTAAAGAATTAAAGATTGTTTTCACAGAAAACAAATAATCTTAATAAGCGGGTAATCATGGAAAAAAACGAAATATTTCAAGAAATAAAAAGGCTAAACACTGATTTATTTTATGGCTGTTCTCACATAAAGGATAACGGCAAAGTAGATCTATTCCCTGATATAGAAAACAAGCCGGAACGTACATTTTCTTTTGAAGTGAGCTATTCTTTGTTAAAAAGAGAGCTGGATAAATTGGATCCCGAAACCAGATATGCAGTAGTTAAAGAGATAGTAGATGGATCTTCTGTTTATGCGTGTATGAAAATTGACAATGGAGATAGCCCGGAAGAAATTGCAAGATACAAGGATTATATCAAAATGTTGAGATATGAGTACCTGGGAAGCTATGAGGCAAAAGATCAAAAACAGACAGTTGAATCAGTAATTATACCTGTAGAACTGGACACGCCAGAAGCCAGGGGAATATTTGAAAAGGCTATTGATGCCGGCTTTGTGGAGAAAAGCAAAACCGGTTATAAGTGGAAAGACCAAAAGAACCTTTTGGCCTATTTTGCAGACCGTATGAATGAGAAACTACATTTGGGAAAGGGAATGTATGGTGATAAGCAAAAAAGAGCCTGGAAGCCCTTTGAAAAGCTTTTTGGGATCACTGGTTTGGCCGGAGCGGAAAAGGATTATCAACGTACCGGAGTACTCCCTACCGGGTATGAAATTGTAGATTTAATTTTTAAATAAATACACTATTAATCCCTAACCCCATTGCCCCCCCCATATGTGACCCATATGGGGGTATTTTATTTCGCTTCTTTCCAATCTTTGTTTTGCGATCGCGAATCAACAGGCAAGCGCAAGCCTATTAATTCACTTTTTAAAGATTACAAGAAAATGGAAGATATTCAAATTCAATTAGATCGAATTGAGAGAAATACCCTACTGGCTGCAAAGAAAGTATTGACATTTGAAGACGTTGCACTTATTACCGGGTTAAGCCGTTCGTATTTGTACAAGTTGACAAGTTCAAACCAAATTCCCCATTATAAACCAAGCGGAAAACAGCTTTATTTTGACCGTGAAGAGATTGAGAACTGGTTGAAGCAGAACAGGGTTGCTACAGTTGAAGAGACTGACAGGAAGGCAACGAATTACGTAGTAACTGGAAGGAGGTAGCCAATTATGAAAGATCCAAAAGAAAGCCCCACACGGCAGGAACCAATGCAGGGCATAATCTCATTTGATGAGGTACAGGACAAAGATATGAATAAAATATACAACTGCCTGAGCAATCGACAGAAAAAAGTCTTTGGCCTTCTTTGTACCGGAAAACAATCAGTAACTGATATTACAATAGCCCTGGGGTACTCAGACCCAAGAAGTTACGTGAGAGACCTGAAAGAAAAGGGTGTCGAGATACGGGATGAATGGATCGATGCTGGTGATGGCGTTCGATTCAAGCGTTATTGGATAGAATCCGAGATGCGAAGTTGCGAAACATTGTCTTTGGGTGAAATCCTCGATTCACCAGCTTTTAATAATACCAGGTATGGCAGAGGGTAAAAAGACATTTGTTGCATATGCTAACTGGATGGCAACATTTGAGAAGCTCACAGATGAAGAAGCCGGCAGATTAATAAAGCATCTATTCCGGTATGTGAATGATCTGGATCCCGAGCCACCAGATAGAATGATTGAACTTGTATTTGAGCAATTCAAACAGATACTGAAGGTGGATTTGGAGAAATGGGAAGCACTTCGGGATCGTAATAAAATCAATGGTGCCAAAGGTGGGAGACCCAAAAAAGATAAAGAACCCAAAAAACCCACTGGGTTAATTGGTAACCCAAAAAAACCCAGAAAAGCCGATAATGCTAATGCTAATGCTAATGCATTATCTAAAGATAATAGAACCCCATTTGATTTAGTAGTTCAGGAGTGGTTTGAATATAAAAAAGAGAGAAAGGAATCTTACAAATCGGAAAAGAGCAAAATGGCATTTATTGCTAAGCTAAAAAATATTTCTGGAAACAACGCCAAAGTGGCGAGGTTGATCATCGAGCAATCAATGGCGAATAACTGGGCAGGAATTTTTGAATTAAAGAACAAAATAAATGGATCAGAAAAAGAATCAAATATCGTTGACATATAAAACACTTTCTGATCGGGTGCCACCAAATGCGCCTGAACTTGAAAGGGCTGTTTTGGGTGCATTATTCACAGAAAGCAATGCGGTACACAGGATTGATTTGAATGCAGATGACTTTTACAATCTGAATAATAGAACAATCTATGCAGCTATTGAATCATTGACACGGTTACGAAGGCCGGTTGATCTCCTCACAGTCCGTGAAGTATTGCAATCCACAAAAACACTCGAGCTGGCCGGAGGTGATGCATATCTATTTGATATTTCAGATAGCATTGCTTCAGCATCACATATCGAGTTTCACGCTGCAATACTGAGACAAAAGGCGATTGCCCGGAAGCTGATCACTCAGTCGCAGAATGTTCTACAAAAGGCACACGATGAAAGCCAGGACATTCAGGATGTAATTGAATATTTAGAACGAAGCTTCACGGAAATAAGATCCGGAGGTGCAGCAAGTGAGTATCTGGATATGAAGTCAGCCATTAAGCGAACCATTGAGTACCTGACCACCATACAGGGCAAAAGAGAACAGGGGGAAGCTGTTACCATCCCTACCGGCTTAAAAGCACTTGATGACCGTTTGAATGGTGGATGGAGCGCACCGGACCTGATCATACTGGGAGGAAGGCCATCGATGGGTAAAACACAGTTTGCTCTTCATTTTGCCAAAGCAGCATCGGAAGCGGAGAAGCATTGTTTATTCGTATCAATTGAAATGACAGCAGAGCAGTTGATTATGCGAATGCTTACAGAGGATGAGAGATTGAACCTTTACGACATGAAAACCGGCCAGCTGGGGAGGGATGAGTGGATCTGTATTGATGAGAATATCCGGGAAATAGAAAACAACAAACTCTTCATTGCTGACAGTTACCATATCCGGTACCTGAATAGTATCAAATCACTCGCAAGAAAATTGCATCGTACTGATCAGCTGGATCTATTGATTATTGACTATTTGCAGCTGATCAAAACAAATCAAACTTTTGGTACCAGGGATTTGGAGATAGGTTACATCACCGGTGAACTGAAAAGCCTGGCCAAAGAACTCAATACCCCTGTGATCCTGCTGGCCCAATTGAGCAGACCACCAAAGGGAACAAAAATTCAGGTACCTGTTTTGTCCGATCTAAGAGAATCCGGGAACATTGAACAGGATGCTGACAAAGTTATCTTTCCTCATAGGCCATCCTACTATGATCCAGCAGCAACAGAGAGCAATGGCCGGAGTTGGAAGAACAGGGGTGTACTGATCATCGGAAAGGACCGGGAAGGAGTCAAAGATGAAAAGGTATATTTCCAGACAGATGACCGGTTTAAAAAGATATTTGATGAAAATTACTTACCACAGGAGAAAACAGAAACACCACCATTTTAAATAACAGATTATGAATATTATAGAAGAGATAAACAAGCGGGCTGAGCTGATCAGAAGGATCAAAGAAGCCAAAATAACACTTGACAGCTTTACAACTATTGACTGGGAAACCGATATTGAAAAGATGGAGTTTGATAAACTCTTTGGTGGTGGGTGTCTATCAGAAACAGATACCTTTCTCCGGATGGACACACTCAGTATCGAACCGGATCCGGATAAAGATACATTGTTTGGCAGCATCACTGATTCAGAAAGAATGGTGAATCTTATAGAGCTTATGGCCAGCGGTGCAAAAATTATCCCATTCACTCACCTTGTTGAAAGCTATACCCTGGATGGAGTGAAAATGATCAGTGATCATGTTTCTTTCGTTGATGGCAGCCACAGGAGGCGAATAGCAGCGTATTTGGGTTTGACAGAAATACCGGTGGTAGTCTTTGAGAGAGTTGGCTATCATCTTTTCACACCGGGAAAATGGACATTCGAAGAAGATGTGATTTCAATAGAAGATGAGAATGGTGGGAATTCTACAAAAAAGTGTGTGAAAGCAACTTCCAACGAAGGAGAAATAATAAAGTTAAGTACAAGCCAATGGCGTTTTCAGTTGATGGAAGATTTCAATTATATCAAAATTTATCAAGGTTGAAGAAACAAGCCATTTTAAAGCGATTTAAGAGGCGATAATGTTTTTATGAGCAACGTATCAGGAACACGCTCAATCCTCTCAAATTGGCGAAGCAGTGAAGCCAGGCGGGCGAAAACAGAATAATACTACATTACAACAATGGAAAGTGAAAGAATAAACAATTTTGACAAACAGCACATCAATCGGATGCTGTTACAGGAACAGCAGGTGAATGCACTGTTTCAACAGTTAATCCGGATGGTGGCACCTGAGTTGCGGAAATGGACCGATGCAGGCAATAAAAACAGTGTGTGGATCCGTAACGCTGGAGTTGAAAACAAGATCAACAGGATCCTGAATGATTTCCGTATTGCACTCGAGAAGTTCATCAAAGAGAACCAGGAGAAGGCCTGGATGTCTGCCATTGATAAGAATGATCTGATCGTTGAGCAATTCATCAAGGGGATGGCATTGTCTTCCATTGTAAAAGAGGGAATGTTTTCCCGGAACCTGGAAGCATTGAAAGCACTTCAAAACAGGATCGATGACGGAATGAACCTTTCAAAAAGAGTGTGGGAAATCTCAAAGCAGACGAAAGGTCATATTGAACTGTTTCTTGAATCCGGATTATCAACTGGCCGAAGTGCTGAGGCAATTGGCCGTGATTTCCGACAATTGCTCAATGATCCAAACAAGCGCTTCAGGAGGATCCGGGATGAAGAGGGCAAACTGGTATTATCTCAGCCAATGAAAGACTATAACCCTGGCCGGGGTGTGTACAGGTCCTCCAGGATGAATGCGCTTCGTGTGGCAAGTACTGAGACGAATATGGGGTACCGTATGAGCGATGCAGAAAGGTGGAAGCAGCT